AGAAAATCAAACCGGCAGTATCGTTTGTTAAACAAAGAAATCATTAACAAAAAAAAGCGCGACGCTAGAAAACCAGAAAGGATTTAACCATGTACGAACCACAAAACACTGATGAACACCTAGAAGGGCTAAACAAGGTTATGATGGAATGGTACAAAAAAGGCCATTTTGATAATATTCCCAATGAGATGTATCTGCTAAAGGTTATTGCAGACATCCGCCAGAAAACGAGGATAGGCGACAAGGTGATGCTGGCGGATTTGGCCGATACGCTGGCCGGGCTTATCCAAAACGGGGAATCGGCCATTGAGACGAACAAGCAGCTTGTGAAACGGCTGCAGCAGATGAAGGGAGTCTAGGTGACGAATTAGAATCGTCGCTAAGGCCAGTTTAATGACCGCCAGACCATGTTAACCATATACCCGGCTAGGGTAGTAGCCAAAAGGATAGAAAGATGCTTACAGAGGCTTTAAAACAGAAATTTAAAGGAACAGATTTTGAAAACGCACTGCACCTTGCTTGCTTTTTTGATCAACGTAATAATCAAGGGGTTCAGCAATTTTTAAAACAAGGTGAGATTTACTGTGAAAATTCAGAACTTTGGACGCGTTTACAGCCTGAAGGTTTTTTTGAACCGTTGTTTGAACTTGCCGAGGCAAGGAAAATACGCTTTAATTTTACATTCCCTAAAGAACGATTTGATCTTGTTGGAGATGAATTTGAAAGTTACTGCTTTTCTTATAACTTGAACAATCTTCAAGAAACAGTGGTGTTTTTTGAGAAAAATCTTACTGAAGGGTTAGCCCGCCTCATACGCGAGATCAAGGCTTATCCGGTGGTGTAGCTTCAATTGTAACAACCCTAATACCGTTGGCATAATCATCGGCTTCTTGCATTTTTTGCCGTGCTTTTCTTAAATTAATCTGAATATCTAAAAGCCCTTCTGGTGTTTGAAATTCTATGTAGCTAGCCAATTCGTGGATTTTAGAATCCACCTTAAGGATTTCAGCGCGCAATAAATCAATTTCATGGGGTTGAATTTTGGGTGTGTATAAAAGCCACCAAGCCACGTTTGTGATTACTGCGGTTGCAATAACAACGCCAATTGTTTCTAACATGATTTCATTCCTTTGGTTTGTGGGTTAAATTATACTCCGCCATGTGCCGGACAATATCCGCAGCTACCCTAGCCGCTACACAGGGGGGTAGGATGTAACTGCGGCGCACGTAGCCTTTGGCTAATAGCTTAGCTTTGTAGCGTTGTTCTTTAGTTTGTGGCATAGTACACCGTGGCGGCTAAGATCAGCGTGAAGTTAAGAAGGGAAGCTAAAATGTGGGTTGCTAGGCGCATGATGTTAGTCCTTTGTAGGGGTTAAATTTGCTCTTGGAAAACGCCAAGGTCTTGTAAAAGCACAATGTCAGCGGCGTGAATTGCCAAGTTTGCTGCAATCGTTCTTGCTGCTTTTTCTTTGTATGCACCTATAAGTTGGGTTTTAATTTGGTGGTAAAAACTTTCATGACCCAAAGTTCTGTAAGCGTTCAAAATTTTCTTAGGATGTTTTTTGTAAATTTGAATGTAGAGCGGTTGCATGGGGTTAGTCCTTTGTGGGGGTTGGTTGTTTCAGGCCTAGGTTTTCTAAATTCCTAAGAAATTCGTAAAGAGCTTCTAGCGTATCTTTTTCTTTAAAAAGAAAAGCATCCTGAACGCTAGGGATCATATAAGTTTTCCCATCGTACATAAGGCGGCATTGTGCTTCAATGCCTTGCCTCCATTTTTTCCCCGTTCCTTTCGCAATGGGAAGCGTTCCTTGAGGAATCTTCTTTTGACTGAAACCTAAGCGACCATTGGCCCAGCAATATGCGTACATGATATATTTTCCTTTGTTGAGTTGGTTGCTGTCTTAGTTAAAAGTTTTGGGTGTATTCGTGGCGTGTAGAAAAATTAACCCATTCACCGCTATATTTTTCTAAACCGTATTCTTTCACCCATTCTTTTTTTTTCGCTAATGCCTCTTTTTTTGTAGAAAACTCCGCTTGAGCCACAAGCGTGGAACTTCCTTTTGCATAAGGGGAATGCTTAACAATGTCTTTGGTGATCGAGATTTTAAAAATAGGCATGGGGTTATTCCTTTGCGGGGGGTTGATTAGGCGGTTAAAGTTTTTAAATATTCTTCACATTTTGATTTTTTTGCATGGTCAAAAACCAGTTCGCCTTTGAAAGCGACAACGTATCGCTTTTCCCAAAAGCGAAGAATACAGGTTTCACCGGGTTGCAACTGACCGTGTTTAATCGCTGTAGCTTTAAGGTTTTCGTAGTTGTATTGTTTTTTTGCAGCCATGATGTTGTTCCTTCGTCTGTTGGCTTAATTGCCGTCTATGAAAACAGTATAGCGGTGACTTAGTCACCTGTCAATAGGTTTTTTAAAAATATATTGTTGTGGGGAAACAAGGTGTTGTGATTGAGATTGACAATCTAAATGAATCCAAGGTATTGTTGATTATGCCATTAACAAAATACACTGATGAATTGGCAGATGCCATTTGCTTAGAAATAGCTTGTGGTGATGGTGTCAATGTAGCTTGTGAAAAACACAAGATTGAACCAAGAACATTTTTTAGATGGTTGTTAGAAAATAATGACTTACGTCAGAAGTACATGCGCGCGCGTGATAATAGAGCCGATGCTCATTTTGAGGGTTCGAAAGAACTTATGGATGATCTTAGAACGGGCAAGATAACATCCGATCAAGCGCGGATTATGCTAGATGAAATCAAGTGGAAGTGCGCTAAGCAAGCTCCTAAAAAATACAGCGATAAATACACGGTTGTCGGCGATCCTGATTCTCCACCTGTTCAGCATTCCATCAAAGTTACTTTTGATTAAGTTGACAGCCGATTTAAAAACAGTTAAAAGGCAAAACATTAGGGGGAACTTATGGCAAATTCTGTGACGGTTGCCGGGGAAATGTTCATAAGCGAGGGCAACTCTACGTATTTGGAACCGTATCAGGAAGATTTCCTGCTTATTTCTGAAATTAGTACCCCTGAAGAATGCCGTTCTGTCATCCAGCACGCTTTTCTCAATGACCGACTGAAAGAGAAAAATCCTAAATACCGCGCTTGGAACACTTGCCAGATTGTGGAAGTCAAGAAAATCAAAGAAGCCCCAGCCGATGAAGAGTTCCAAAAACTGATTCAAACGGCAGTATCAAACGCTTGTTTGCCGGAAAACCTTTCCGCGTATCGTTCTCTTGCCGGGAAAATGGAAGCCTTAAAGCGCGCAGTGAAGAAAGTTTTGGAGCGCAAAGAGGAAGAAGAAGAAGCCGAGGAAGCCGCTGCTTTGCTGGCCAAGGCGAAAAAATCCAAGAAATACGCGCAAGCATCCTAGGTGGAAACAAAAATAAACATCCCTAGGGCGTTTAAAGAGCTTTTCGACAATCAATATCGTTACAAGGTTTACTATGGGGGGCGCGGCGGCGCAAAAAGTCACAGCTTTGCCCGTGCGTTGTTGATACTGGGAGCACAAAATAAGCTACGCATCCTTGCCACCCGTGAGTTGCAAAAGAGTATTGAAACATCGGTGCACAAGCTGTTCAGCGATTTGATACAGCAATACAATCTAGAAAGCTTCTGGCGCATTAAAAAGGCCACCATTGAAGCCCTGAACGGCACCGAGATTATGTTCAAAGGCCTCAAGTACAACGCAACAGAGATTAAATCTACCGAAGGCGTGGACATCTGTTGGATTGAAGAAGCCGAGAACACAAGCGAGCATTCCTATGAAACACTGTTGCCCACCATCCGGAAAAACAACTCTCAAATATGGATTAGTTTTAACACCAAAAACGTCACCGACCCAACGTATCAACGGTTTATTGTTAACAAGCCAGACAACGCCTTCGTCAAAAAAGTCTCATGGCGCGATAATCCTAACTTTAGTGAAACGCTTAACAACGAGCGCATAAGGCTAGAACGTGATGATGCCATTGCCTATGCCCACGTTTGGGAGGGGGAGCCTGATACCCGGTACAGCGGCACCATCTACAGCGTGTACATTGAACGAGCACGAGAGGCCGGACGTGTTACCGATGTGCCGTATAAGGCAGGTGTTCCCGTCATCACTGCGTGGGACTTGGGCAAGCAACACGGAACTTGCATATGGTTTGCCCAGATGGTGGGGCAGCAAATACGGGTGTTTGACTACTACGAGGCATTTGGAGCCGATGCAGACATCGAAGAGCTGGCAAAAGTGCTTAATAGCAAGGGATACCTTTACGGAATGCATTACTTGCCCCACGATGGGGTTCACGAACGGTTGGGCATGAAAGGCTCAATTAGTGAGCAACTACGCCTTGCTGGTCATCCTAACAAGATTCTCCCCATGTTGTCGGTTAAAGCCGGGATTGAGAAAGGCCGTTCACTACTCAAAGAAGCATGGATTGATTCTAAGGCGTGCTCAAATGGACTGCACGCAATGATGCACTATGCCTATGAGTATGACGAGAACAGATTGACGTTTAAGTCCAACCCTATGCAAAACTGGGCTACAGACGCAAGCGACGCATGGCGGTATCTTGCACAGGCAATGGAATATAAAGTTCAGCCACAGCAAGGATTGATTGCCAAGAAACAAGTTCTTTACAGCACACAGAATAAAATCATTATGCCAACACGCCCCAAACTGGGAAGCTTGCGATGATTTTAATCTATTCTAAAAACTAAATAGTTGTGATATAGCAATTTAAACTAAGGGGAAAGCACATGGCAAAAAATACCACGGCGGCATTAGGCGGTATTGGTACCAAGCTTTTTGGCGGCGGCGGCGGCACCTCTGTTGAAGAAGAGCAAAAACGCCTACGCGAGCAGCAAAAGCAAATTGCCCGGCAAGAATTGGATAAAGCCGCACAGGATCAGGCTAACCTCGAAAATGCAGCAGCAGCGGGCATGCAAAGGGCGCGCCCTGTAACCCCGGCGATTGCCGAAGACGACGAACAGCGGCGTAAATTCCTAAAGCGGGTAACTGCCTAAATGGATTATACCAAGCTCAAGAAGGAATTTGACGCTGCAAAATCACGGCGTTCTAACTTTGACAATATGTATCAGGTGCTTGGCGAGTATATTGCCATGAACCGCCAAAACTTTACCGGGCAGCCGTCAAACGGTGAATTTCTTGTTGATCGCATCTTTGATGCCACTGGAGCGGCGGCGGCTAAAATATCCTCATCGGCATTGCTTGGTATGTTGTGGCCAGGTTCTGCGGGTAATGTTTTTGACTTGGCACCAGTAGATGAGGAAGACGAGGGCACAGAGCAGTTTTTTACCGATTTAAATAAAATTTCTTACGCAGCCTTTGATGACCCGAGAGCCAATCTTGCCGCGTCTCTTGATGCGTATATGTACGATCAGATTGTTTTCGGTACTAGCGGTGTCGGCAGCGAAAACGGAGAAAAGTCGGATTTATTTTTTAGCCCTTATTCCGTTAAAGAGATTTACCCAATATCGGGCAAAGGCGGTGTTGTTATCGGGTTTAATGTTTTTTTTGAGTGGAGCGTTGAGCGGATTGTCGGTGAATACGGGATAGAGAATTGCGGCAAACTCATTCAAGACGCTTACAAAGGCGGTAAAACCGATGAAATGTTCCCGGTTCTGTTTCACGTCAAGAAGCGCGACAAGAAAGAGGCCGAAAAAGGCCAAAAGTCTATGCCGTTTTATGGGTGTCATCTAAGCTATAAAGATTGCCATTTGCTTAAAGAAGATGGGTTCTGGGAGCTACCAATCGCTATTGGGCGTTGGTCAAAGCTCTCCTATGAGGATATGGGACGCAGCCCGGCAATGGACGCACTGCCAGACATTAGGGAAGCAAATGCGTTGCGCGAAGCCCTGATTGTTGCCACCGAGAAAATCCTTGATATGCCCAAGGGCGTGATGAGCGATGGTGATTTTGGTGGTGGAAGCATAGATTTTAGTGCAGGTACAGTCAGTGTTTTTAACTCAAGCGGCAACATAACGGGCAACCCGGTATTTGACATTGGCAGCCCTCCTAATATTCCGTGGGCAGAAAAACGCTTAGAGCAACTGCGGGAATCTATCTCACAGCATTTTAACATTGACCGATTGCTTGACCTAAACAACTCTACCGAAATGACGTTAGGCGAAGCCCAGATACGCGATCAGGCAAAGGTTGCGTCATTGGCTGCGCTGTTCAATAGGCAGATACAAATATTGCAGCAAGTGATTGAACGCGGCGTGTCGCTGTTGTTCAGAAAAGGCAAGTTTGGTGTTGTCAAAGGCACTGAAGAAGAAGCCAGAATAATCAGTGAAGGCGGAACACCGAAGTACTTACCGGACAGCATTGCAAAAAAACTGGCCGAAGGTAAGGATATATACAAAATAAACTACAAGACACGGGCGGCTCTTGCTTACAGCGCGGAACAATACCGAGCCATGATTGAAGTTTTAACTATTGCGGCAAATAACTTTCAGATTAACCCCGAACTTATGAAGCGCATTAACACAAAGAAATTCCAAGATGAAATATGCAAAATCAGGGGCATTAGCTTCATTTTGAAAACAGATGAAGAATTTGAAGCCGCACAAGCTGCCGAGCAGCAGCAGATGCAGCAACAACAAGGTTTAGCCGCTGGAGAGCAACTGGCAACGATTGCAGAAAAAGCCGCCAATGCAGAAGCAAGGGTTAAAGGCCAATGATAATTGTTACCGAGGAATCATTCAGAGAAGCAATCAACAGGGTTGCCGCCACCACCGACGGGCAGATTGTGCTTGCTTGTTTGTGCGAATATTCAGGATTCAACAAAGATATTGCCGTCAATGACTCAATCGAGCAGACTTACGCAAACGCTGTCTTGCGCCGGGCATACCTGTACTTGCGTGGGTTCATACGCAATGAGTATTTAATTGATATAGAGTTTGGCTACCGTCGAGGGGCTGAAAAGAAGACTGGCCTGAAGCCAGTTAATCCTAGCGAGAGGACAAGACCATGACCACTGAAACCACCGTGCAGCCCACAACCCCTGCGGCAGAGACACCGCCGCCACCGTCCTTTACCGTGCCGGAAGAGTATAAGGCACGAGGCTGGGTTGAGAAAATCAAGACACCGGATGACCTTTGGAAAACACTGGATAACGCGCAATCCCTGTTAGGGAAAAAGCCTGTTGGCTTACCCGCCGCCGATGCCCCCGATGAGGAATGGAATAAATACTACAACATCGCCCGGCCAGAGTCTGCGGACAAATACACGTTCAGCGACGTGGAAGGTTTGCCAGAAGGTGCTAATCTTGATGAAGCCAAGAAACTAGCCCAACAGCTCATGTTTGATGCTGGGTTGCCTCAAAAGCAAGCCGACCAACTATGGAAGGCGTACATTAAATCAGAGACTGATGCAGCCAAGCGCAATGAGCAGACGCTGAACCAAAAGTTTGACGAGCAGCTAAAAGCGCAGTTTGGAGACAAGGCCACCGTCGCCCAAGGCATTGCCGAGGATATGATTGTCAAGCACGTCCCTGAAAATGTCCGTGCAAGCTTACAGAAAGCCGCCAATAACCCTGATGCGCTTGTCGGTATCATTGCGATGGCGAACAGTCTGCACGATGAGATAAACAAAATTAGAAAAGAATATGGGGCAGAAGGGAAATTGCCAGACGGAACAAAAAGCGTTAACAATATCAGTATTGGCGACCTACACAAAGAGGCTGCTGCCTTGCGGATGTCACCAGAAGCAAGAGACCCATTCAATCCAAAATACAGAGAAACAATTAACAAGCTAAGAGAATTTGATAAAAAACTAGGACTTGCAAATTAACGGCTTTTGTACTATAAGCCGTTTTGTAGTGGACACCGCTTTGCGCCCACGAGTTTAATAACCCGCCCATATTGTTGGATACCGGGGACGATAGAAAATATTTCGTTCAACCATTCCAGCAATAATGAGGCATTCCAATGACGACTATTGATCCAGCATTAGTAACGCAATTTAGCGAGATGGTGCATGTGGCCGCGCAGCAAAAAAGCGCACGCTATCGCCCGTACATTAAACCACTTATGATGACAGGCGACCTTTTGGCTTATGATGGCCTTGGTACCGTCGAGATGCGGGAACTGCAAGGGCGTTCTCCTAAAGTGGTGTTTGATGATATTGAACACACCCGCCGTCGGCTTAACCGGAAACGCTTTACGTGCGTTCTCCCTATCGACAAGTCCGATGTTCGCGGGATGCTTACTGACCCTAGGAACAACTACGCTAGTGCAGTTGCTAACGCTGCTCTTCGTCAATATGACCGAATTATCCAGCAATCTGCTTTTGTGGATATTGCGACAGGCCGAGATTTTGCAACCACAGTTACATACGCCAACGACGGCGGCATTACTGTTGATGCAACCGCTGGCTTGACCTACGAAAAACTATTAGAAATCAAGCAAAACTTCATTGACAACGACATTGAAGACAACGAGCGTATCGCAATCGGCATGACCGGGATTGAGCACACACGCTTGATGCGGGAGAATGAGCTTACCTCTGGTGATTTTTCCAGAAACTTTGTTGTTGAAAAAGGCCGCATTACCCAAGCTCTTGGCATGGATATTGTTGTTTTTGCTGCGAACGCAACGCTTCCAATTATCCCTGTAGCCTCAAGCCAACGGCAATTAATTGCTATGGCACAAGACGGGATTGCGCTGGGTATCTCGCAAGAAATGACGGTAAAAATCCAAGAACGTAACGATTTGCACGAAACAACCCAAGTAGTTGTTGAACTGGAAATTGGCGCGGTTCGCACCGAAGGCAAAAAAATCCAACGTGTAACGACTACGGCTTAATGGGGGGATGAACCATGTCTCTTAACATTTACAAAAGGCTTACAGCCCTTGAGAATAGACCTACCGTTCCTTCTGGTGCGGCTCTTACTCTCAATGCCGTACAGCACGCAGGACGGTTGATCCTTCTCAATACCGCTACCGGAGGAACATATATTCTCCCGGCGGCTACTGGGACGGGCAACAATTACTGCTTTTTTTCATCTGTTAGCCAAACATCCGGGTCTATTATCATCCGTGTTGCCAACTCAACAGACGTAATGCAGGGCTTGGCTGCAGTTGCAGCTACAGCTCATGGTGTGTTTCCAACAACCACAACGTCGGACACAATTACTTTTAACGCCACCACTCAAGGCGGCTTGCGCGGTTCATACGTTGAAATTGAAGACGTGGCTGCTGGCTTGTTCAGAGTTAAGGTTGACGCTGTTGGTTCTGGAACTGCGGTAACTGTCTTTAGTGCAACCGTTTAACATTATTTCATAGGAGTTATTACCATGGCCGTAGAAAATAAATACACAGATGCTAACCTTGTTGCGAACAAGAAAACAGATGCCTACAAAGTGGGTTCTGGTTCGGAGCCGTTTATTCTTGTTGGTGTTGTTACCGTAGCAGCCGCTGACGATGACGGAAGTATCTTTCGGGTCTTCGCCTCTGTGCCTTCCAACGCTATTCCTATCAGCCTTGAAGTGGTGAACACAGCAATTACTGGAGGCACTTCTTACGGTTTCGGTTTGTACCGTGCCAACCTTGGCTCGGTGGTAAACGCTACCGTGCTGGCTTCGGCTATTGATATGTCAACTGCCCGTACGATTGCCACGTCAAACAACGTCGGGCTATCGGCCTTGACGCTTGGGGAACTTCGTACGCTGGCTTCTCTTTCTGGAGCCACTAACCCTGATGATTCTTACGACATCGCTCTCACCGCCACCACGGTAGGAACCGCTGCCGGAACCATCCGCGTCAGAGGCATTTTTGTTTTTAACTAAACTTCGCGCCCGGCCAGTAGGGGATAACTTCCTGCTGGCCGCAAAGGGGGTTTAATGGCGGTCACATCATCAACGGACATCTGCAACATGGCCTTGGATTTACTTCAAGGCGGTTTTGTTTCTAATATTTTTTCACCGCAAACAACCACCGAGGAAAAATGCGCCCGGTGGTATGACGTTAACCGCCGGATGTTGCTTAGAATGCACCCGTGGAATTTTGCCATAAAAAGAGCAGAATTGAGCGCAAGTTCAACCGTTCCTCTATTTGGTGCCGCCGCTGCCTTTCCCGTCACCGCTGATTTTATCAGGCTGCTGCGGGTAGTAAATGAAGACGATATGATCTACGCGGCTTCAGATTATTTTTTTGAAAACAAAAGCATTATGCTGCGTTATTCCGATGCTACCGTGTGCCGGATAATTTACATTTCTGATGTAGAAAATGTTTTGGCTTTTGATGATATTTTTATTCAGCTTCTTGCAGTAGAAATTGCCCTGTCTCTTGCGTACTCGATCACGCAGAACAATTCCAACATTGAGCGGCTTTCGGCTATCCGCAAAACCTTGATCAAGAACGCGACGGGCATTGACGGCCAAGAGCACCCGCCAGAAGTCAGGCGAGTTAGTGTTAACCGCAACGCACGACGTTCTCTAGGCGTGCGCGATACTACCCGGCACTATTTTAATGGTTAGCGTCAACACGTCACAACCAAATTTTTCCGCTGGGGAAATCGCGCCTAAATTCTACGGTAGGCACGATCTCCAAATAACCTACAAAGGGGCGCGGCGGGTAAGAAACTTCATTGTTGAAGCCGCTGGGGGTGTGTTCTTCAGACCTGGGTTTTACTACGCAGCCCAGACAAAAAACAATCAGCCCGCGTGGCTGTATAAATTCAGGTTTATTGACAGTGCAAGTTTCACGCTGGAGTTTACGCAAAACGCTATCCGGTTCTACCGGAACAACGGTCAGGTACGTTTTGCGGCGCAAAACATTACCGGGATTACGCAAGCAAACCCCGCCGTTGTCACCTACAGCGGCGCAGACACCTTTGCCAATGGCGACAGTGTATTGCTAAGCAATATTTCCGGCATGACCAACCTAAACGACAATGAGTATATCGTTGCTAACGTCAACGTCGGTGCAAACACGTTTGAGCTTGCAGGGGTTAACTCAACGGCATTCCCGGCCTATACCTCTGGAGGCACCATTGAGAAAGTGATGGAGATTGTCACTACTTATGCAACCGCAGACCTTGAGGCGTTAAAGTTTGCCCAAGAAAAAAACGTGCTTTACATCACCCACCCTTCATACCCACCAAAAAAGCTAACGTACACCAGCCCCACAAGCTGGACGTTTGCCGATCATTCTCCTATACGAAAAACACGGCAAAACGCACAGGTTATTAGCGCGGTGACATTAGCTAATCCTGCCGTACTGACCTACACCGGGAGTGATTCTTTTACCAACGGAGACACCGTTTTTATTAACAGTGCCACGGGCATGACCGAAATAAACGAGCGGGAATTTACCATTGCCGCTGTCAACACGGGAACCAACACGTTTGAGCTTGTTGGCTTAGATTCGTCTGGCTATGCAGCGTACACGGGCGGGGGTATTGTCAGGAAAGTCTCGTCAGCAGCGGCACCGTTCCTTTCCGCTGGAACATACCCCGGAGCAGTAGGGTTTTATGAAAACCGATTGTACTACGGGGGCAGCACCAACGAACCCAACACACTGTTTGGAAGCAACGCCGGGAATGTTGATGATTTTACCTTGCAGATCAATCTATCGGCTGGGGCAAGACCGGAAGACGATGAGGGTTTGGAATATAAGGTTAGCGGGGCGGCAAAGATTGAATGGCTGGCCGGAACCGATAAATTCCTTACCATTGGCGCAACAAACGACGTGCTTTTTGCAACAGGCGGTATTGATAACGTAATTACCCCGTCAAGCATCTCTATCAAGCCGACCAATAGCTACGGTGTTGATGATGTTAACCCCATAGGCCGGGGTTCTCTTTTGTATTATTTGCAGGGCGATAAAAGCACAATGCGCTCTTTTGAGTACAGCCTCGAACAAGACAGATACGTCCCCGTAAATAGGAACGAGATTTCAGAGCATCTTACCTATGAGGGAATATCGCAGTTTGATTACGTTGAGGGCAGCAACGATATTCTGTGGGCGGTACGGGAAGACGGCAAGTTAGTAGGGATGACGACCAGCAGCACGGAAAGCATAAGCGGCTGGCACCTTCATTCAACGGACGGAGATTTTAAAAGTGTGTGCAGCCAAACACGGCTACACGATGACGGGCAGCTATGGGCGTGTGTAAAGAGAACAATCAACGGCGTTGACAGGTACAATGTAGAGTACATGGCCGATACTATTGTCTATCCGATGCGGGAGGATTTCTTTACCGAGAATGAAGCAGCCGATAAAGCCGCCTTTGCCAGAGCAACCTATGAAGCCCAGAAACAATACGTTTACCTTGATTCTGCGGTTACGTACGACGGTTCTGTCTTTGCTACACAAGCAATAACACCGGGCGCGACCACGGGCACGGGAATAGTGTTCACCGCCGCTGGCAGCGTGTTCACAGCGGACATGGTGGGTTCAGAGATTATTCGCAAAAGCGTTACTGGGTACGAAACTGGGGTTGCTATAATTACCGCCTATAACAGTTCCACAAACGTCACCTGTACCATTGTGGAAGCATTTAACAGCGTTACCGCTATCCCCGCTGGAGAATGGTATGTCACAACAAACGCTGTTGGCGGCCTGATGCATCTTGAGGGCAGGACAGTATCGGTTGTTGCCGATGGCGGCCAGCACCCGCAAGTTGTTGTGACTGGAGGTGTGGTTACCTTGGAAAGGCAAGCGTCTGTTTTTCATATTGGCTTGCCCTACACGGGAGAAGTGGAAACAAACGAGCTTGAAGGCGGGGGCACAACGGGGGTCTCACAAACAAAGCCTAAATCTGTTTATGAGGTGGGGCTTCGGTTCTTAAATTCGATGTACGTGCGGTATGGGACAAGCCGTTACAGGTTAAACCAGATTGAAGCCCGCACCGCCAATATGCAGATGGATAGGCCGCCGCTTCCGTTTACGGGAGACATCAAAGTAAAATACGCCAACGAGACCGTTGATGCGCGAGATGGTACATGGTCAAAATCAAAACGAGTAATTTTTGTTCAAGATGTTCCGTTCCCGTGTTATATACAATTAGTTGTCCCGTATTTTACAGTGAGTAACTAATGTTTATTCGCAACCACACCGAAGACGATTACCCGCTTTTTGTGCAATGGTGGGAATCATGGGGCTGGCAGCCTATTCCTTATATGTTCCTTCCCAAAAATAGTGTTGTAGTGTGCGACGACGAGGGCAACCCTGTCTGCGCTGTTTTCCTGTATCTAACCGACACCCCTATTATCTGGGCGGAAAACTATATCTCTTGCAAAAAATCAAAAGATAGAAAAATATGCATTGAAGAAATGACAAAAAGTATTGCTTCAAAAGCAAAGGAACTAGGCGGGGTAGCAGTGATGAGCACTTTAAAAAGTGCGGCAATGGGGCGACGGCTTGAGAAAGGCGGCTTTCAAAAGACCGATTCCAACATGACAAACTACATTCTAGGGGTTTAGGGGATATGGCAGCGGCAGCCGCACTCGCACTGGCAAGCTTAGCAGCAGTTTCTAGCATTGCTGGCGGCGTACAGGCCAACAAAGAAGCAAAAAAGCAAGCCGTTAAAAACGAGGCCATGGCCAATCTTGCGGCAGAAGAAGAAGCGCGGGCATCAAGCAAGGAGGCATTGGCTGTTGGCCGTGAAGCGGAATCGGTACGGCGCAAACAGGTGGTGTCCTTTCTAAAAAGTGGCGTTGACCTTACGGGTTCGCCATTAATGGTCATGGAAGCTACGCGCAGGGCTGGGCTTAGCAACGTCGAGGAAACCCTGCGTTCTGGCAGTCTATCGGCTTCTACCCGCCGCATTGAGGGCAGAATGCAAGCAGACGCTTTGAAGGCATCGGGGCGGCAAGCGTTTATACAAGGTATTGGCGGCGGACTTTCTAATGCTGGCAACGCTGCAAGCATATATGATAAGATGTAGAGGGACTTTATGCCTACAGTACCCGGCTACGACCAAGTTGTTATACGCAGAGCGGCAACACCGTCTTTTACGGACAGCGGGGCTATACAAAGAGCCGCATCAACAGGGCAACAAGCATCTGCGCTTTTTGAACAGGCAGCCAATGTTAGCCTGAACATTCAAAAAGAAAACGATAAGGTTACGCTGAACGATGCCCTTATACAGCGCGAACGTGAAAAGATTGATTCCATAAACGCTACCCAGAAGATGTTTCAGAATAACCCCGAAGGCTACGGGCAATTTTTTGAAAAAGAGCAGCAGAAAAAAGACGCGGAAAAAGTTAAAACTTTGCCTTCGTCGGTGCAAGAAGCCTACAATCTTAGCGTTGCAGAGAGCAATGTGCGGGACTATGAGCGCAACCTTAATTGGGAAAACGGACGCAGAATTGAGTTAATTGGTTCAAAGATTAACCAGACGGGCAACACGCTGGCCGAGCTTAGTTACACCTACGGGCAACGCGGTGAGGACTTTAACGAGATTGCCAAAAACATTGACGCAACAATTATTTCTGGGGTCGGCGTTCTGGCCGACGATAAGCTGCAAGACTTTGACAGCAAGA